GGTCTTCACGACGGAGAATCTGAAGAAGTTGCTCGTCGTACTCGCCAACAGCTTCTTCAATCTCACTTCCCTCGCCTTCGAATCAAGGGCACCGCAGATAGTTTCGAGCAACTCGGCCGAGTTTTAGGATTCGACCAGGTGGCTATGACACCACTGTGGTCCAGACTCGTTCCAAGATTGCCAAATGATCCGGGCAATATCGTAGATGACCCGGATTTTAACTCGCATCCTGAGCAAACTCCGTCGGCCCAGTTACCGGATCAACGGTACGATCCTCGTGATTTTAAGGATGGAGAATTTTATACCTGGAACTCAGGTCCATTGTCGGAAGATCCAAACTCAGCTGATTTCTGGACTGTAGCTGTCAACAAGCGCAATCCTTTCATCAGTTTGGTTCAACTCGGGGTTGTTTCCCGCCCGACAATTGGACGCTACGTTCTGTCGGGCGGTCAATCGAACGTAGTTCCATCTGTCCTGTTGGATTCCGGCACAAACGTTTCTAACTTGCGAGCTGACGCTCTTGCTGCTGGTACTTCCTTCAACGGTCTCAAGTTGAACGTCGTCAATTTCTCCGGCACAGCAGTCGGAATGGAAATCACAGCGAAGCTTTCAGCGATCAAGTACCGTTCAAGCTACTTCGACATGAAGGCGACAATCCTTTCTGTCGGAACCGAGTCGATTCAGTCATCTCAAGATCTTGAAGCGGATCCTTCTCTAAATCCTGATGGTACAGCGGTCGTTCCATTTCGACCTTGGGTAGGAGGCTCAAACGTTCAGTCGGTCGACGTCTATCCAATCGTCTCGGTTGGAACTACGACTCCGGTTCTTCCTCGTTCCCAAGCGTTGGGTAACCAAGTCCAGTTGAGTCGCAGTGATTTCGACGACGCTTTACGAATCTCGACCAGTCTCGACTCGATGAAGGTAGCGACTCGACGCATTCGTACGAGAGGCGTTGGCCTTTCGATTCGAGATGACGCTCATTTTGCTGCTTATCCGTCCGAAGCACTACTTTTTGTTGCGAACGCAACCGGCACTTACTCCGGTTTCGCAACCGGAAAAGCCCCATCCTCACCCAAAGAGGTGGAATTCCAAGCTTATGTCGGAGACTTCAAAGCCACAACATTCGTGGATGAAACAAGTCCTGGCATTCTTACGATCACCGGCGGTGACTTCTATGGCACGTACCGACTGACGGACGATTTCTACAGCATCGCAGTTTTCCCCGGTCCTTTCTCAGGTGGCGGTCGCATGGTTGCCACGTTCATTGCCGAACAAGGCACTGTCATCCGTTCAGAACCAACTCACCAACAGAAAGCCGACGGCACGATTGCTTACACCGCAAATCCTGAAGATCAAATCAATCAAAGCGGAAGCAACGTCCACTTCTGGGACGAGATGCCATGGCGCCGTGATCAACTGATTGCTGGCGCAAATGTTGATGACGATTTCTACATTCCGACGGTTCCGGATGTGGACTACAAGCTTGCCGTGGTTCCTTATCGGGTCTTGGCTTTGTCCGGTCGGCAGTATGAAGTTGCTGTGTTGGACGCCGTCCAACGGTACCAGCCATTTCGATTCAAGATCATTCAAAATGAAGAGATCGATCCAATTACTGGCGAGCCAACCGCTACGACTTACGACCGCTTGCTTCTCGCAGAAGATGACAGCAGAAACCAATATCACGCCCTGTTGATCGACGACGTGATCGTCTCGTCTCAGTACTGGTCTCCAGCAAAAAGATCCGATATCGCTCAATGGGTTCCATTCAACGAACATCCACTGGACGACGTCGAACCGTACGCTCGTTATGCCACATCGGTAGACGCAGAGGTCAACCATAACAATCGGCTGTGGGATGCTGGCCGTGGATGGCACCTCAAGCTTGACGTTGGAAATACGGTCAACATCAACAGTGCGACAGGACTTGGCACCCTGTTTTCTTTCGCTTTCTGGATCAATCCGACGCAGAACGTTGGGCTCGGTGCTGCATTTACCAAGATCTTGGACATCGGTGGATTCATGGCCGTCGAAGTTAAAGACAACGGCCAAAACATTCAGTTCAAAGCTCTTCAATCCGGAGTTTCGGTTGTCATCGGATCGTTCGCTCTTTCTCTCGGATGGCAAATGGTTGCAGTCCGCCGAGACGGCACATCAATTTCTTTCGGTCTCGGTAGCTTGGTCGCTCCAGTTTCATGGCTGAACTTCACGCTGGATAACCTCGATGAAGTTACCAGCAACGACATTGCTGTCTCCTGTGGACCAATGTCCTATGGAATCCACGATCTAACTGCATGGGCGGTTAGAAAAACAGATGCAGAATTTGAAATCATCAGAGATCCGGTCGCCACAAAAACGTCGGTGGCATATCCGTCTACGTGGGTTGAATCGTTGTCGAGAGATAATCGGTACATTTTCAAATTGGTCGAATCTGGGTTTGCTTATCCAGCAAAAGCCGACATCGCTCAAGCAAGAGACGTGCCGGCTTATGCCCAACGGTACAACGGATTCGCTCTCTATGAAGGTGATCCAAGGTTCAAGAATGTCGGTCTTGGCGACGGCTTTCCAGTTCAACCTGTATATCCTCTTGGCTTCCGTGGGCCATACGTCGAAGGATACGGAAAAACTCTGATCTCCGGATCATTCACCCCTCTTCCAGGGTATACCGAACAATGGGGCACGATTCCTGGTCGAATTGTGCGTGTAGCTCCTCCATACAATTCGAACGGGGGCGTTTCAACGACGCCAACGACAGTCGCTTCGCCGTGGCCGAGCACAACCCTGACCAACCCAGCTCAAGACCGAGCTTACATCAAGGGTGACGATGGCTTCGTCTACAAGATCTATGCCGACGACTTGGGATCAGGAGTGACCCTTTTGGCTGAACGCGTGCTTCGAGCTCGAGAGGACGATTCGAACACTCCGACTTACGTCGACCAACCAACAGACGCTCACTCAGTTTTGGGAGCAATTGGCAAACGTCTTTCAGTTTCTGTCAGCGGAACCAACTACACCGTTTACGAAGCGAACGATGCTGGCCAAACGTGGATCACGCCTCCGCTGTACTTGTACCGCCAGACGCAGGTCTATATCGACGCTCTCGCTTCTGCACTTTCACGGTGGTCGAATCCAAATTCGTTCGGTCAAGGATTGGGAATTCCTGCTCTCGAGCAGAACGGTCGTTTGGAATTCACTAACCCAGAATCTCTCGCTCTTGGCACGTTCCAAATCACCGTTGATGTTGGAAATATCGGTACGGTCGACGATGCCTTTGCAGGATTTTCAACGATTGTCAGTCTTACTAGTGGATCCGGTTCGGTGGTTGCGCAAGAGAATCAAGTCTTGCTGGTTGATGGCAAGGGAACAAATCCACGAGGAAAAATCTCGTTCAACGTGGACTTGGACTCGGCCCTTACCGGCCCTTGGCTGCTGACCATCGAATGGAATAACGCGCTGTCGATTCCACGGAAAGGTCAGAAACGCCAAATCGCTATTTACGGCTACGAGTTCCGACTAGTAGCTCCAGCGCTCTACGCTGTCACGCTCAATCCTTTGACGATGACGGCGGTTAATATGTCGGCTCCTCTCACGGTTCGAGCCGGTGGATTGGTCGGAAACGTTAACAGTTATGGCACGATTGCAACGATCGACCACGAAGCTCTCATCTTCCCAGAAGGATCTGACTGGCCTCTTTCCAACTTGTTGACGACTTCGTCGTGGCAACGTCGCCAAACGCTCCGGGTTTCAAATCCAAAGGTTGAACCGGATCCATCTAATCCAACATTACCGACGGTTATTTCAATGTCGGTGGTCGATAAGCTTGCCGGCACAAACAAGTCCTACTACAACCTTGGCGACACAGTTGTAGTTGCAGGTACCGTCTCTAACGGAAGCAACGCACAGTCATACACCTGGCGCTTCTGGGATTCTTCGGTTGAAACGACCAAGTCTCCTATCATCGAAAAGATCGTCACTCCTGGAGTCGGTCTCTCATACGGCGGCACTGTTGCGATGACAGTGGTTGACAACATCGGAAATTCTTCTTCCCGTCAAACTGTAATTCCAATCAATCATCCGCCAACGGTGTCGTTGGCCGTCGACCAGAACGTCGGCATCTTCCCTTATTTTGGATCGATCGTAGCGACAGTCTCAGATCCAGACGGAGATTCAGTTTCGATGAAATGGATCGAAAACGGTAGCCAAATTGCTACCGGACTGAATCTGAATTACAAGGCGATCGCCCAAACAACGCTGACTGCTCGAGCGACCGATTCTCGAGGAGGCATTACAGACCGACTGATTTCATTCTCTGGCAATCCTCGTCAAGCTCCAGTTGTTTCTCCAATCATTCGTAAGGACATTGGTCGTATCTCGACCACGAATGAATTGGACTTTGCAGTTTACGCACTCAATCCAAACACAGGTGGATTGCTGACATTCAAGTGGACTTTCTGGAACAACAACGTCCCTCGCTTGTTTAAGACCGGAGTAAAGGACAATGGCCAAGCTCTCGGAGACAATGTTGTTGATTTTCACTTTGCTATCGAAGACAACAGCGTCAATCCGGTATACAACGGAAATGCGATTACTCTTTCAGGTTCTCCTGGAGTTATCGTAAGTCCAAGCCCCGGCATCGACGGCCTGAGTCCTAACCGTCCTCTCGGTTACTACGACTTTGAGATGCCGTTTGCTCTTCCAGACGGCACCGACCTTGGCACCGTTTCGGTGCTTATTACCGGCACAGCTTCAGCTTATGCTGACATCTATGTCAATGGGTTGTTTGTGCTGTCTCATGGATTTGACTTTGGCCAAACCAAGAGTTTCACGTTGGACCCGACTAACAGTGTTTTCAATCTCGGCGAAAACGTGGTAAGATTCCGAGTCGTCAACCCAACTGCTGGCGCTCCAACTTATCTGTCCATTTCGGCGATTGTCGGTACGATGGCAACTATCGGCGTCACGACTCATGTCGCCAACAGCAATGTCTATTTCAATCAAGCTCACAAGTCTCTTGCTGGAAGCTCTCCAGGAGAACGCTCTGTACAGCTCGTGGTTACCGATTTGGACGGTTATTCGACTACACTACAAACGTCGGTCACGCTAATTAACAACACTCCTCCGACGATCACGTCGGTCACAACTCCTTCTTCGGGAGCTCTCGCCGGCACCAAAGTCTCGTTCGCTGCCACGGTCAGCGACATCGATCAAGATTCTTCCTCTTACACCTGGGTTTTCACGTCTCCTCGTCCTCTCACGCTTCTTGGTGGCAACGTGAAATACGAAACTCTGGATTCCGAAGTCGGAATGACCATCGAAGGAACTTTGATCGTGAACGACGGCAACGGCGGAATCGCCACCGCTGCGATCCCGTCTGTCGTCATCGCAGATTCCTTCTTGAAACCTCTTCAGATGTCGGTCGGTCCTGGATTTTACCAGAGCGGATTCGTTCAAGAGATCACAAGCATCGACACGGCGATCACGATTCGCTACTCTCTCGATGGCACAGACATTTTCAAAGACACAGACGGCTTGGAGTACTTCGGCCCGTTCTTGATCTCACCTCCAGAAGGCGGAGTTGGTCCTGTCGTGTTGAAAGTTCGAGCGTTCAAGGCGAACTACGCGCCTACGGAATTGGTTACATCGACGTTCCAATTCTACGATCCGAATTCGCTGTCTAGTTCTGATCCGTCGGTCGGCACGGGATCGTCGCAGACAAACGTGGCAGTGGTCACTGTTCAAGCTTCGGGTGATTCGGTGATTTCCACGGCGACCGGAGCTTCAATTCCAGGAGATTCTGGAACGACATCGGCAAATCCTCAAACAGACGTTCCTGAAGTGAGCCTGTTGGACGAAGCTTCGCAGCCTTTCGCTCCACTTCCTCCGCCAGGATCGATCGTGGCTCCGACATTTGTGCCCACGTTCCCATTTGTAAAATTGAAGAGTCCAATTTAAATTCTTTTTTGTTTACATTTTCCCAACTGACCTTAGGTTGGATGAATGTCTGAAGTTCAGCACATTCAAATTTCGAGCCGATTCCGCCTTCCACTCTTTCCGATGCGTCCCCGAACGGGACAAGTCATCTCCCGACTAGAGGACCTTGACCATCTCGATCCGGATTACCACTGGTCTCTTAAGCTAAACGGAGATAGAGCTTTAATGGGCATCAAAGATGGGGTTGCTCATTTTGCCAACCGTCACGGATCATGGTTTAAGTTCAATGTGGCTAATACAGAAGTCTTTACAAAGAGATTGAAAGGAACTTGGTTGCTGGACGGTGAAGTCTTCAAGAAGAATTTCTATCCGTTTGAACTGGTCGAATCTCCGGACGGTTCTCTTACAAATGCATGTCCTTCTGAACGAGCAGCAAAGGCAATGCAGATTTGTAAAATTTTGAAGGTTGACTGGATGTATGGGACGAAGGAAACATTGAAACAGGAAGCTCAAAACTGCGTTCTCGAACTTCGTTCAACTCCATATGAAGGAGTGGTCGGTAAACTGCTAGGATCCAAGTACATCCCACTCGGATCCGCCTCCCGAGATTCAAGTTCTTGGGTAAAGCGGAAATGGGTGCCTTAAAATAGTTACTTATTTCAGTTCTTTTTTGTTTACATTATTCAACTCACTTGCAACTGTACTCACATGGCACTAAAACGTTTATCCTCTGTCGCAGAAACCGCTCCTAAAGCATCGAAAGACGAAGCAGCTCTGGTTAAAATTCCAGGCCGGATCGTTGCTCGATTCAACGCCGCAACGGCTGCATTTAAGGATGCCGAAGCCGATCAAAAAGAACAGCGCGCAAAGCTGCTCGCTCTCGGTTTGAAGGCTTTGTTCGAGTACAACGTCGCTCACCCGACCGCTCCTGCAACCACGGTTAAACTTCTTCAGGAAAATCCAAAGCCAGAAGACGCGGATGCCGATTACAAGCCGGTCGACGGCGACGGCGAAGTTGCCCGCCTCACCTTCCAAAATCGGTATTCGGCTTGCGATGCTGATACTGCCGACCATCTTTTCGAAGATCTGCTCAAAGACGTAAACGCTGACCGCAAGAAAGATGATCGTCTGTCGATCAACAATTTCATGCAGGAAACAGTCACGGCAACTTTCGACAGCAAAGTGTTCCTGACCGGCGAAAACGGCGAATTCACCCAGAAAATTTTCGACACCTACCTCGCTGCTATCCAGAAAGCTACCGACGACTTGATCAAGAAGAAGCTCTTGCCAGAAGGCACGAAGGTTCCTCTCTCGACATCGAAGAAAGTGCTCCCTCTCGAAAATTTCCACACGGAGCGCTGGTCGCAGTTCGGCAGCGCTGAACAGCAGCAGGAACTGTTCGAGGTTGTCTCGAACACGGTTACCATCACGCCAGTAAAGAGTGCATGAGGAGGATCATTTTCGCTCTCATACTTCTTCACTCCGCAGCTTTCGCAGACATCGACTCGACCAAAATGGTCGAGTCGATTCGTGTGGTAGAAAACTCGACAAGGGTCGGTCGAGCCGGAGAAAGAGGACCGTGGCAGATTCTGCCTTCTGTTTGGAAACAGTATTCAAAAACTTCCCAACAGTCTGCTTCGATCGCTGAACAGAAAAGGGTGGTTCTTGCTCATATCAAGTGGATTCGTGAGCAACTCAAAACCATCAATTTGCCAGACACGCCTCGGAGCATTGCCCTGGTTTGGGGAGCTGGATTCGAAAATGTTCGACGAGAATCGATCAATCCAGCAAAACTTGACTACGCCGACAGAGCTCAAAACATTTACGAGTCGCTGCGTTAGTTAAGCCAATGAGCGTCGCTGCCCCTGTCTCGATTGGTACGGGTTTCAAATCGTTTCTATTTGCCGTTGGAGATTTAGGAATGCTCCACGTAGAAATTCTGGCAGATTCTCAGCAAGACGCATTTCGCTACATCAGATCCGGCAGATGCATTCAAGATTTTCCTGCTCAAATCCGAGAAGAGATTAAGGGACAGACGTTTGTCCTTATCGAGAAAAAAGAGGATTGAGCGTACTTAGGGCGTGTATTCGCCTTTCACCCCTGAGTTTATCGAAAAACAGAGGCAAGTTCTCGTGGCTCGGATGTTGGAACTCCGAGAATCCATGGAGACAAAACCCGAGGATGTCGAGGAAGTTCCCGGAGACATCGCTGATCAGGCAACTATTCTCACGGAACTAGCATGCCGGTCATCTTTAAACGCGAAAGTGTTTACTGAACTAGCAGACATAGACGCGGCACTCACGCGCATCCGGCGTGGAATGTACGGCATCTGTGAACTAACCAATCAGCCGATCCAGATAGAAAGACTCGAGGCATTTCCGACTGCGAGATTTTCTGTTCAGACTCAGCAAAAAGTCGAAAAGAAGCAACGCCACATCAGACTTGGCGAATCTTATTGATCAGGTGAGAAGTGCCGTGGTTTTTCTGGTCACCGATGATGACCAACTTGCCACCTAATTCATGAACCAGGTCGAATTCAGCTGGAGGAGTGTCCCGATAATCCGGACCTTTGTAGTGGTAATCAGGTTTGACAATTCGAACGACCGAATGGCACGTCGGCTCGTTAAAGAGAATCACAGCTGAAACACAAGAAAGAGCGGCGACCATTTCTGCTCTCTCATTCTCAGGGACAATGGGTCGGCCTTCGCCCTTCGAAGCCTTGACACTTGAATCAGAATTGATCGCTACAACCAGAAAATCGCAAGTGCGCCGTGCTTCTTGAAGATACCGAACATGGCCGACATGCAATAGGTCAAACGCTCCGTTGGCAAGGCCGATCACAACATTGCGGCTGCTTCGTGTGACGTAAATGAACTTCCCAAGTTCAAGGGCACCATAAATCGACATATAGCTAAGAATCACCAATTGGGTGGAAACGGTCCCCACACGTTTGGCCTGTTCACGTTTCCCCAGAGTTCGATGTAAGCAGCCTTTAAGTCTTCGACATTTCCGGCATAAACTTGTTGAAAATCTTCGATCAAGTCACCATAATCCAGAAGAGTTCGAATCTTTGGGAATTTCGTATACGCTAAAAGGATCTCATCCAAAACGTCGACGCCTTCTCCAGCAATGTCCCAGTCGTTTCCTTCGAAACCTTCATAACCAGAAGTGTCCATTGTATTGACCTGGAACACGAACCAAGCTCTCGCTGCAAGCGTCTTGGTCATCTCCGGCGTGATGGCTTCGTTTCTCGGTAGGACTGGCATTGACTAACTAGTAGGTAAGCTATGCTACTGCTGGAATCTCCAAAATTCGGATGTCTGATGCTTATGCTGAGTGCAACTCCCTCGGAGGAGATCGCCCAGTTCGGTCAGCAAAAAATTGATGTCAAAGACCTTGGCGAAGATGGTTACGAGAAGGAGCCTCACGTCACAGTCCTCTATGGATTTCACGACGACGTCACACCGACCGAGATCGAGGCGATCACAAAGGACTTCGGTCCTGTAACCATCGAGCTCGGAGCCATCACTCGTTTTGAAAGCGAAGAGTACGACGTGATCAAGATTGACATCGAAGGAGGAACGATCTACGAACTGAACGCAAAACTCGTGGAAGCTTTTGCCGGACGCGTGACCAACAAGTTTCCAGAGTATCATCCTCACATGACTCTGGCTTACGTCAAGAAAGGAGCGTGCGAAGAACTGAACGACGATCCTGAATTTTTCGGTCGTGAATTTTCGTTTGACATCGCAGTCTACTCTACCGCAGCTGCCACTACGCGCTATCTGATCTCTCTCGATTCTATTCAACATGGCGTTTGATTTCGATATTGATGGGCTGAAGGTGAAATTTTTCGATCGGTCCACGTTTGTGGCATCGACTTGGTCATGGGACTTCGGAGATTCTCACACGTCTTTTCTCCGAGAACCAAGCCACACTTATTCGTTGGCCGGAGATTACGAAGTCGTTTTGACGGTTACCTGCGGTGCCAGAACTAGCGAAGTCAAAAAGACAGTCAACGTCACAAATGTTCCCGCAGGAGATTCTCTCGCCGTCTCGTTGAGCACGCCATGGCTGTTTGGAACTGAACACGGATCATCTTACGCAGTCGATGTCGTAACGGAAAGTCCAGTTGCAGCGATTGTCTCAGGTGGAAAAGGTCCGTACACATATCTTTGGCTTGCTGACACTGGATTTGATTTCGCAACTGAAGGCATTTGGCCTAGTAGTCCGACAGGAGCATCGACAGCATTCTCAGCTCAACTGGAATCGCCGTCGACAGGATTTTCAAATTGGCTCAGAGCCATCTGCCGAGTCACAGATTCTGAGGGTACGGTTGTTAACTCGTCTCCTGTTTCGGTCTTTTTAACGGCGTCTTTCGACACTTTTGAAATCGACCTTAGCACTCAATGGCTGATGGCTATTGGAGACACGACACTAGTCACATCTGATCCTGTGACCGCAACTGTGACTGGTGGTAGCGGAAACTTTACCTACCAATGGAACGTCGAGACTGATGACGTTCGAATTTCTGCAGACACACCGACCGCTGCCGACACCACAATTTCAGCCACAGGGCTTTCGTTGAACGAGTCCGTGCTAGTCGGCGTGAACCTTACTGTGACTGACACGGATACAGGAAACATCGTGTTTTCAGACTGGGTTCAGGTGATCCTCACGGCAAATTCTTGACAGTTGTTCTTAGCCCGATCGGAATTATCCGATCACTAAAAGTCCACCTCGGTGGCGAAACAACTATGAATCAGAATGGAATCGAGCTCCAGGTGCTCGTGGAAGGTAAACCTGTTCGTGAGTTCGGCTGCGAAGGTCGAACCATCGTGGAAGGCCGCAAAGGCTTTCCTTTTTCGGTTAAGGTTAAAAATAACCATCCGATCCGGGTACATGCGATTGTTCTTGTTGATGGCGTAAGCGTTGTCTCTGGAACTGGAAAAATCGATCGAGGATACATCCTCGAACCTTACAGCTCGTACGAGATCAAAGGATGGCGCAAATCCTTGGATGACGTGGCGTCGTTCGTGTTTGAAACCACAGACAAATCCTACACCAAAGCAGTCAAAGGGACATCGGCTCAGTGCGGTGTGATTTCTGTGGTTGCATACTCGGAAAAGGAACGCGTGATCAAGAAAGTGGTTGAAGTGGAGAAGCATATTCACCATGATCACTATCATGAGCCGTACTACTGGGGAGATCCGTGGTACTATCCCCGTCCGTACCGCCGTCCGATCGTTATGTTTTCGTCCGCGGATGGCTGTCTTGGATCTAACGGTCCACAAGGATGCAATGGAGTCAACGCTGGATCGGCTTCAGCTGGATTGAACCAGGTGTATTCGGCCCATTCAGTGAATCTGGAGAAAGAAGTAGACATGAGCAGCGTTTTCCACATGAACGCGTCTACAGGAGAAACTCAGAAGCCTGAAACGTTTACGTCTTCAAGCATGAACCTGGGAACGTCTTGGGGTGCGAGTCAGGCAGATTCAGTTCGAGAAACTCACTTTGAGAATGGAAACGTGGTGGCAACCATGGAGCTCTACTACACCGATTCAAAGGGCTTGAAAAAGCTCGGTATCGACGTGTCTAAAGCTCCAACTTTGGCTAAAACGTCTGGGTTTCCAACCGGTTTGACCGGCTTCTGTCAGCCTCCGTCGTTCGAGTACGCCAACGAGCCGGAAGTTGTTGGCAAGTCCAAAAAGAGGCGCTAAGGACTCGGTGTCGTCGGCTGTAGGTATGGAAGACGCCCATGGCCACATCCGACGACACACTTCGCTACGTTAAGTTCGACTACGATAGCCATTTGGACGCTATCATCCAGCGTACCCGGTCTCGTTATCCGGGTATTTGGAATGATTTTCAAACTGGAAGTTTCGGACGTCTTCTCCTGGACGTCATTGCCTTCTCAACGTCCTCCACAGCCTTCCTTTTGAATAGAGCTGCGGCCGAGAATTTTATCTCGACCATGACTTTGAGGGAATCTGCTGTGCGTGTAGGTTCGTTGGTCGGATATAAGCTGAGAGGACCTGCTCCTGCGACTGTTGCTTGCGACACTTCACTTTTCTCTGCCGCTGCTGCTGACGTTTTGATTTCGAAAGGAACGCCCGTTCGCACAGCGGACAACCTTCTGTCTTTCGAGGTCGACAAGGATTACACTATCTCAGTTGGCAACATCACTCCTCTTCGAACAGTTGTCCAGTTTAATCCCAACCAAACTGGAACGAGCATTCTTCAAACTCTGGTTCAGGTTTATGCCGGAAAGAATTACGCTGATCTTCTTGACACGACGATCAATGTGAACGATTACGCCGAGGTCGGCCAGTTGTTCAGACAGACCAATCCTACTGGAACTGAATATCAAATTTCCGATTTCGGTATCGGACCAAACGCCCCTGCCAAAAACCGAATTCTCTTTGCTCAAGTTTGGGCTGGAGCTGACGCGATCATCACAGCCGAAATTATCGACCGATCCATCAACTTAGTCCAAGGTCAAACGATCGTCGAACAATTTGTCACCTCAGCTTCCACTGTCAAGAATTTCACGATCAAACTTGGCCGCACTCCAGTAATCGACAACTCAGTCGAAATCAAAGTTAATGGTGAAGATTGGTCCCAAGTGGATTCTCTCTACACTACAGAATCGTCAGACAGCGTTTACGAAGTCACGACACTACCGTCTGGTTCGACTATCGTGGAATTCGGCGACGATACGTTTGGCCGAACGATTCCAACCGATGCCACACTGGTTGTCACATATCGCGTCGGTGGAGGAACGTCCGGAAACGTCCCATCTGGCGCGATTAATACGACCTTGGTCGGTTTGATTCCGTCTCTATCGAATCCAATCAACGTCAACGTCTCGAACAGCCGACCAGGATTTGGCGGCCTTGACGCCGAAACCCTTGAAGAAGCCAGAGCAAACATTCCTGCTTTTACCCGAGCTGGTGGACGAGCTGTAACTCTCGACGATTATCAAGCGTTGGCGAGTGGTTTTTCTGATCCAAAGTTCGGTCAGATTCGGTACGCGTTGGCATTCACCCGGGCTGAAAATGACTTTCTCGAACGGAATATCGTGGTTGTGACAGCTTGGACCAGCGGAGTCAATGGATCTCTCACCCCGGTTCGTGGATCTCTCAAAGCAGCTTTGCTCGCTTACCTTCAGGCGAAAGCAGTAGGAACCGACTACGTGATCCTGTCCGACGGCACAACCCGGCCATTACCGGTTTCAATCCGGTTCAAGGTACTTCCTGGGGTTGATGTCAATGATGCCACTGACAGTCTTCTCGCTCAGATGCAAACCATCGTTGCCCAGCTTCGTCCTGGCAATGGACTGATCTTTTCTGATTTCGTTCGGTCATTGGACGAGGTTCCTGGCATCGATTCTCTCAATATCGCCACGCCGATCAGCGACCTATATCCGTCTACTCAAGACGAGCTGTTCACCGCACCTGATCCTGAGTTCGTCTACAGTTTGGCTCTACAGTCGTCAAACACGACAGACAACTCGTACACGGCTTCCTTCCCTGTTTCTCCGCTGACTCCGTGGGCATTCCAATTGTTTCTTGGCGGATCAAAACTCGAAGTTCTGCCGGACGCCGTCCCGGGATTTGCCTTAGTTTCAGGCGGAAACCTGTCTACGACAGTTCAGTCTAAGGTCAATTTGCTCGCCGGCAGTGGCACGTTCTCGGTCGATGGTGTACCAGGGACTCTGACGATGAAACTGAATCCAGCAATCGGTTACGCTCGAGAACGCACGATTTCGATCTACATTGGCTATCGAGCTGATGGGGATTCTCAACAGAAACGTCGTGAAATCCGTGCAGCTCTTCGTTCGTGGATTTCTGGATTCCCTCCTGGAGCTTCAATCTTTGCAGAATCTCAAGCGAATGTTGCCGCGTCTAACTCCAACGTTACTGACGTCGTGCTTAATGTGACCGGCGTGGTTGAGGTAACTCGCGTCTCGTTCGAAACTGCTTCCAATCCGTCTCCAAGAATTGATCTCGATCAGTTTGAACTGGCTCGATTCGACAACATCTACTTAAACAACATTTCGGATTGATCGGCGGTACGATTTGACCACTTTTTTCATGAAGTTCGCATGAGCTCTCATGACTGGACTAAATGGAGATTTTCGTTGAGCAAGTAGTCCAGGGATGCGAAGAAATCCATTCTTGACAAGGCTTTTGGGCGCCGACTTTTTGGGATAATGATAAGGAGTCTCATCCCGCATGGAATGATAATCTTGCCAGCGTCTTTTCCATGCTTTTTCGATAGCAGCTTGCTCTCTGAGATAGTCAAATCCGTTGCACCAGCAGTTGGTACCAGCGAATCCTGCCCATCCGTCGTTTCCTCCTGTTGAATAGGTGTTGGAAAGCGATATGGTTATCGTCGATGTATCTTGACTAGATGGTATTCCCATTCCTCCTATCATCGGTATGGGTCTGTCAAAGTCATCGACATGGCGCGTGTGAAGAAGCTGTTCGACCACTAACGATTTGTGGTAAGACTGGAGAAGAAGCTCGGTTAATAGGCTTCTTCGATCATCGAGGGTAACGATACTGATCACTTCAAAGCTGGAGCCGCTGGTTTTGTTTTTGCTGCGTTGTACGCATCCTCAACTTTTTTCATCTTCTCGACAACCTGTTCAGGAGTCACGGTAAGTATCGGCTCGCACACGACTTGAGCAGATCCTCGTGGACATTTATGCCGAGGAAAGTCGTTGAACGCCTGACAAGCGGAGAATCTGCACGATTCTTTGTTCCAAATGGCAAGATCCATGTACTCCTTGTCGTACCCGAGTCGGTGCCACGGAGACACAGGACCCCAGATAGAAATCGCTGGAACTCGAAAAGCTTGGGCAACATAGAGCATGCCTGAATCAAGAGTCACGGCAGCGACTGCCCGAGAGATCAATCCAGCAGCAACTCGAATTGGAGTTGCTCCTGTTAGATTGACCACGTTCGAACCGAGACCGTCGAGATGCTGCATGAACGTTCCATAAGACATGTCGGTTGCCGGTGCACGAGAACTGTTGGCTTGCCCGAGTACAACCACAGGGCGAGCTTTGGCAAGATTGGAAATGATATTCAACCATGTTTTGTACATGCCACTGCGAAGACTGGAATTGCTGGTCGGACACACGACGTAATAACCATTCCGACGAAGATCAATTTTCTTTTGAAGATAGATGAAATAGTACAGGGAATCCAAATCCTTGTAGTCCTGATTGGACAGTGCCATGCTTGGACGCTTGAATCGTGGATCAACTGACTGAGGCTCAACTCCAATTTGCTTGTAGAGAGCATCATAACAGTTCATCTGATCCGGTTCGGAATCGTATTCCGTTACCGAGTCGATGAACCAGTGGTAGTGGTAAAGATGAAGAGCATCGTAGTCGATCGGACCCGCCAATGGCGTTGCATGCCTCAATGTAGGATGATGATCCAGGAGTTGACCACGATCGCACAGCGCGTAGATGTCGATGTTGCAACTATTACCAGAGATGTGCTTGAGATAGGACATCGGACCGGTCAAAAACATGTAGTCACCGAAACCACGATCTCGATGGCGCTCGATCAATATCGAGGCATTGGCCAAGTTTCGATTGGCCAGTAGAGGGTTGTGTAACCGGCTGTTTTTCAGTTCCGAAATCGTGTCGATCTTTTCGGCGACACTTTCAACTTGTCCCTTGTTGATGATGTACCGTCGATTCGGATTGAACATCCACGTCTCGGTTTCAGACCGATCCCAAAGGACTGGCTCTTTGAATGAAACAACAACCCACTCGGGTTGAGACGCTTTAGTTGGAAATGGTGGCATTGTTAAGGTTGTCCGATACCGCGGTTGCAGATGTGAGAATTAAATTGCTGACGGTCATTCCAGTAGGAAAGTACCCCGTATGGAATTTTGGCAATGCCGTGCTTGTGAGCCAGGTAGCTGATTACGCTTTGATCGTGGCGATGCCCTCGAAATTCTGGGCGAGATGACCGAGACAACCCTTGAAAGGAAACGCCATCTTTGGAAATTTCCAGCCATTCGTTGAAAACTTCAACGGCTTTCTTGTTTTTGAAATCGAATCCCATGGCACAAGCCATCGTCTGGGTGATCGTTGCAGCTTCTTCGATGGAGCATCCAATCTTGGCTAAGCAATCATCGCTCGTCCAGACGTTTTCAGGACAACCAGGGTTTTCGAATAACAAAACTCCTCGGTCAGCTTTCTCCCAGAGTTCTTCCGGGTTTTTCACGAAGAAAATCGTTGAGTCGCACCACAAGACTTTCTTGTAGCCGGAGTCATGGGAGATCTCCATGATTCTCGGTTTGAAGCCGTAAGGAACCGTGTCGTGAGATGGCAAGTCCAAGATCGGACTGTTCAAGACGTTGTCATAGATCTCCACAGCCGGAAGTTCCGGCGCACACATGACAAAGTCCCCTTTAAACCCTGCTTTGATCGCACTGTCGATCAAGCGTGGAAGGGCACTTGGATAGTTTTCTCGACCTCGTTTGGCGAAACTGGCAATGGCGAAATCTCTCATTCGTCAAGACAGAACAGAGTCTATTCTTTGGAATGACCGCATGACTCAACTCACTGGCATAGTCTGTATCGATGGAGCAAACGCGACCGGTAAGACCACTCTGGCAGAGGAACTGAGAAAAAGGCATGGAGCCATCATTCTTCATCAGACATACCGGTTCAGAAACAACATTTTCAACTACCATACGGCCGCTCTCCGGCTGGCTATTCGATTGGCTCAAAACAGGCTGGTAGTTCTTGACCGGCTCTGGATGTCTGAAGTTGTTTACGCTTCTGTGTACCGAGGAGGGACACCTTGGCCTCATCAAGGAAGGATGGTAGATCGAGTCCTTCAAAAGGCTTGTGCTGTGCAAGTGGTATGCATTGAGAGAAACAGAGAGCTCCTTCTTGAACGGTATCATCAAACTCGATCTCATCGAACCGACGCAGATGCTGAAAATAACGCTCGGGTTAATGACATGTATCAGAGAGTTGTCCCTCGCCAAATTCTTGACGCTAGAATCTGCGGGCCGAGAGCAAACTATCTGGATGACATGGCCGAGTTGGCGGCGATCAAAAACCGAAAAGACGTTATAGCCCACGGGGTTTGGGATGGATCCACTGAATCGACTTGCGACTTAATTGAAAAGAAATTGCTGGAGCTGCAGTCAACTCAGTTGAGAGACGCGTTGACGGTAGACAACTTTCTTGGCCACGTGTCTTCAGACACAAAATTTCTGATTGTTGGCGATAAACCAAACTTCAAACACAAATGGGCTTGGCCTTTTCACGAGTATGCTAACTCGTCTTTGTGGCTAACTCAGCAATTGCACCAGATTTTCTTCGACGAAACTACAGCTCTATGGGTTAACGTAAACGAAGGAATGGGATGCGCAATCTGGAAACTGATAGACGAGTTTCCAAAGCTCATGAGCAGCATCAAAATAATTTCTCTTGGAAATCTCGCAGAGAAAACGCTGAGAGAGGAGTTCGATCTTCTATCGACTCACATTCCTCACCCGCAATACGGGCGCAGATTTATGACTGATGGGGTAGAGTATCGTGAACGGCTGCGAACCGCATTGGCTTTTGACCATCCTTCTTTTCTAGCACCTGATTCACACAATCCTTGAGGCTTTCTCCGATGAAGGTCTCACCTTCGTAGGTTAATGCAACGCCGCTGCAGTTAACCGGAGCTATGGTGATTTCCCTGGCATTCACGTTGAGCCAGGAAAATCGAATGGTATCTTGAACGAAGCGAAGATTTTCCGCGTCTTGTGTCATGCAAGGTTACCTACGCTTCGCGAAAATGTAGTTTTCGGAAGTCTCGTGTTCCAGACTGAACCCGAGTTGACGTTGGAAAATATCACACAATTCCTTCTTGATGACGTTGGTGCCAACGGAATGTTCGACACAGGCGACCTTGCACTGGCTGAATGCTCCGAGCATATTTTGAACTAGATCGAGTGTGCCATCTTCGACGTCAAGCGTGATGAAGTCGAATGTCTCTCCATAGACGAGTTCACCTGGATGAACTGGAGGAAACCACACCGGTTGAAACTTAACTCCGATCGACTCCCACATCGGCGTGTAGCTCGCATTGGTTGTGGAAACAGCATCGCTGCACGTATACATTTTCGTGAGTCCTGCCTTCGGAGAAACAAGAGCTCCGACAATCTTGACCTTTGGATTTTGGCCGTGCAACTTAATCAAAGCAACCAGAGATTCAGGATTCGGCTCGACGACGATTCCTGACCATCCTTTTTCAAATAGGGCAAGGCTGTTTGAGAAGGTCTTCCCGTCGAAGGCACCGATGTCGAGCAGGCGTCCGACAGGTTGATCTTTGAGCAGGTCGAGGATAATCTTTTCTTCGTCGTTTTGGCTGTACATGGTTTTCGGTGAGTAAGTTCTTCTGCGGTAAGTAGAACACGATGCGAATCTTCCCCACACCTAGTTCAGCATACCTGGGAGTCCTAACTGAGATCTTGAACTCGTCGGATTTCAAGGTCTCTCCGAGAGACAAAGCGATCAGGGAAAAGATCGCTTACCAGTTTACAGTGGAGAATCCAGATCCGAACCCAATCGTGACCAAGAGCGCTGCTCGGAACGAGATAATTGTCAAGTATCTTCAAAGTGAATTTGCTTTGTACGCCAGAGGGGAAACGATGGTTGAGGAATTCGCAAAAGCGAGTTCATTTTGGAACAGACTTTCAAATCCCGACGGATCGATCAATTCAGCCTATGGCCATCTGATTTTCTACGACCGGTCGTGCGGAAATCCGCCGTTTGAGCTGGGAGACTCTGCAAAAAATGAAGATCCCACTGGCATGCGATCTCCGTGGGAATGGGCTCGCTTAGCTTTGCTCAGCGACAAAGACACTCGCCAAGCAATCATCAAGTTTCACAAAAGGTCTCACCTGTGGGTCGGCAATCGAGACCAAACATGCACGGTCTACGGGAATTTCTTAATTCGAGAAGATAAGCTGCATTTGATCATGCACATGAGATCGAATGATGCAGTTAAGGGTTTGGTCTACGACATGCCGTGGTTTTGTTATCTGCTCAAGAGGATGACTCTTGAGTTATTGGATAATGGATACAGAAATCTTCAAGTTGGAACGTACACCCACATTGCCGATTCCATGCACATCTATGAAACCGACGTTCCAAAAGCTTGGGATATGATCGGAAAGTCAGAATAACATGCTTCCAAAATTTACACTCTGCTACACGACAATCCGAGCGACTTCGGTCAAATCGGTCGTGTCAAAATGGATGTCGAAGGCGGTAAAACCAAACAACATTAGTTGGTCTTTTACCACGGATGACAACCAGCTCGCAACGAAAGAAGCGATCAAACTAGTTTGCGGCGATCTTTCTGCAGGAGGAATCGACGTTGCGGCTGAAGTCGTAACTAACCTTCCTGGAACTTGTGTTAAGGGATGGAATCTCGCTGTGGAGGCTGCGAGAAGGGCCGCCATCATCGGAGACATCATCATCGGCGTCGCCGACGACTTTGATCCTCCAGTTGGATGGGATGAAGTCTTGATCGGCGTTGCGGAAGACGAGTGGTGGAAGAAAGATCGAGTCGTCCACGTGGGCGATGGCTACAACCCAGACATCTTTACGCTGGCAATTATCACAGCAAAACGTCTTAACCGCTATGGCTATCTCTTCTATCCCGGGTACGAGTCTATGTTTTGCGACACCGAATTCACGGTCGTTGCTCACAAAGACGGGGCTGTCATCGAAGCGACTTATGCTACGTTCGAACATCTGCATCCAGACTGTGGCAAGAGGCCACGAGATGCTGCCGATCTCGTTCATTCGTCCTCGGCAAGATACAAGGTCGGAGAAATGTTATTCAACTACCGACGATCAATCGGATTCCCTATCGATGATGGCCCTGCTTTTGACGACACCAAGGTAACTTCAAAGGATCTTGCCGTCCATATTCAGGCCACGAAAAACGACTTTTGTCTGCTTGAAGTTTGTCTGCGATTGTACGAGGAAGGAATTCGAGCTTTCTTTTTTTACGTCCCTAACCAGTACTGGTCCGGTCGGATAGTTCCTCGAGAGGAATACGCTGAAGTCCTTGAGGTTGCCCAATCGTTAAAGGCAACGTATCCTGACATTGTCGTGCACGAAAATCAGTTTGACATTCAACCTCATCGGATCGCCGGTCGTTCACGTATCCAAGTTGAAACTGCCGCTCGTAACGAGGCAATGACTTGGATCAAGTCTCATGGTTTCAAACACATCGTCATCGCTGATGGCGACGAACTGTGGCGTCGAGGATTATTGGCGGAACTTCTCGACGTGATTAACGATTTCAAGCCGATTTGTGTCTACACCGGCATGGTACCAGTTGTAGGATTGCCTGGTTATCCAATCGAAGGAGCCGTCGACAAGGCATCCATTTACGTCAGCAAGGACGCAGAGTTTCAAGAATGTCGAGGAACTTTCGGCATGAAGTACGAGCTTCAAGGCCACAAGATCTTTCACTTCACGGCCACGCGTCGGACTATGGAAGAGATAATCAAAAAGAACCGGGAATCAGGCCATTACGATGACCCGAACTACGACTTTGAAGGTTGGATCAAAAACACGCTGCCTAACATTCGCCCTGGCTTAAAAAACGTGCATATGTACATTCCCTATAACCCATGGAAAGAGGTTCGGGAATGGTCGATCGATGAAGCAAAAGAAATCCCTCCATCGCTGTACCAATATCTCGCTGTTCCAGCACTTGCATGAAACCAAGCCATTTTGAAAAGTTAGTCAAAGGTTCGAAACCGAAACCGTCTGGAAAAGACGTCAAGAGGATTCGAAGAATGCTGAGAGAAGGATTGCCGCCTACTGGAATCCCTTTTGACTCCGTTGCGATCGATAAAATCTACGGAAAGCTTCCTCTTCAGGATAAACAGAAAATCATGAAGAAAGTGGTGGAGCAAAAAATCGAAATGGACGACGTGACCGACGAGCAGGCAGACAAGGTTATTGACGCCGTTGTCTTAACTCAGGCCAAGAGAGTTCTCGGAATTGACGAACATTATCGCCCAAGCCACGACATTACTCAGAGATTTCATCGTCCTCAATCGCTCAACGATTTCGTTAAGAAATGAAATTAAAGAGAAGAAAAAAGGTTAACCTCGGTATCATTGGCATTGGAACCATCAGGGCCAGCATGCCTCTTGCAAATGAGGTGGACCTTGGGAAAGGTTTAAACCCATGGGGATTTCAACGAAAACTGAAACCTCAAGACACGGTCGGCATGGTAAACGAAGAAATAGCCATGCTCAAGTATGTCGAACAGCATCAACCAGTGAAACTCTGGGTCGTTTTGAATTACCTGGGAAGGTTTGCTGGAAAACACAAGTACCAGACACGTTCTCAACGGCAGAGACTGATGCCTCTGTCCACTCGTCTTTGCAGAGAAGGCAAGCTAAAGAGGAACCGGTCTCCGAACACTCTTTCTCTTGGACCAAACTACAGACCCTCAAGACCTGACCTTGCCGAATCACAACCGGATTTCGGTGGAGGTGTATGCGATGTGTCTGGCATGGGTCGCATCGTTGCGTAGTGAAGATCCTTTTCACAAGGTCGGGTGCGCCGCTCTGAATTCCTCAAACAGGGTTATCGCGACCGGATACAACGGACTCAAACCGGGACAGAAGCTTTCCGATGCCGAATGGATGGACCGAGAAGGGAGACTCAAGCATGTCATTCATGCCGAAAGAAACGCTCTCAGTCTTTGCCAACCAGGCGAAATCAAAACTCTGGCCGTGACGACTCTTCCGTGCTCTCAATGCGCTCAAGCCATTATCGCAGCCGGCGTAAAGATTATCCTTTATGGCAAACCCTATCACAGAGACTCCTCGTCGATCGAAATCTTCGCGCAGCACGGCATCGAAACAAAACTCATTGCCCTTGACGACGCCAAACGAACCGTTCTCGATACCGTTAACCGAGAACTCGGGAATTAGTAATTCGAGCTTGATCGCTTGGGTTAATCAGACGGCCTCAGACGCAGCTCTGTTTGCTCAACACAACCGAATTGTTCAGGACCAGCAGGCCTTGATCCGTGAACTGGCTAAGAAGATAATTAACCCAAATGAACGTGGTTGAGACAGCACTTGACGAGTTTCGGACTTCTCACGGGGGTGGCAAACCGATTAAAATCGTGGTCACTCCTCATGCCGCATTGGCTCTCGGCTCAGATCCTGAATTTAAAATTTCTTCGTTCGGAGAGATTGAAGTTCAGGTCACCCCTTTCGACGGCGAAGAGGCTGTGGAGCCTGGAAAAGGAACCAGAATCGGAATTTTCGTTCGTGACACTGGCATTCAACAGCATGTGGCTGCCGTTGACTTAAGATAGCGTTGCAGATTCGAGAACGAGCTTCATCTTTTCTTCGACGGTAAGCTTTTTGAATTTACCTTGGGTGAAGCCGGAATGCTTGAGAGCCGTAGCAAGCAAAACTTCCTGTTGAGCTGTGCTGTAATCGACTAGCGTCGTCCATCCTTTCAGGAATCGGATAACGGCAATGCCAAGTCTTGCATGCATGAAAGCATCCGCTTGGTTATCGTCGGCAAATCGCTCATTGACCGCATCAAAAACTCGTAGCATGTAGTTCGAATCTTTTGAGACATTCCCTTGACCGAAATTGAATTTCTTCATTTGGGACTGGTTTTGAACTCGCACTGGAAATTGGCGTTTCCAAAGGGAAAATTTGATCACGGCAAAGAGCTCGGTGAGAGGTATGATGCTGGCCGATGTAGCCATTCTGGTAACGTCTTCCATGCAGATCAAAATCGGTTTGACCTCTTCAACAGTGATGACGATTTCGTTCACAATTTCGTCTAGTCTTTTCATCCCTGTAGACTTACTCCCGATCGTCGCCATGTGAATTGGTTTAATGGACGTAGGCGTGGCTTCCACTACCGCAACTCCAGTTCCGGACAAGGATTGGTCAATTCCCATAATGAAAAAGGTGGGGTCGGACGGAAGTAGCATATGCCAGTAGAGAATGTGTTCTTTTTCCGCATACGCACATGAGTTCATCTACTAAGACCGTTGGTTACTTCAATCCGAACCGTTGGCCTGTCATCGTTAACATCTCAGCTGTGAACGTAAACATAACCGTTCCGCCGAAAGGTTATGTGACTGACAGAGACACGGGTAAGAAAGTAAACGATCCCTTGCTTGAAAAGTTTGTCGGTGCGGACATGTTGGCGAGGGAGACATCGAAGACCGAAGTTCCGGCTGTTTTATTTCATCGGCCTGTTGCCCCTGTTAACGATTCTCATCATCGAGTCGTTGGTTCGTCATCCAACGTGGTCAAGGATAGCCGAGGCATCGTCAAAGATTCAAGTTTCGACGGAGCGATCGCGATGAATACGGGACTTCCTGACACGACGACGCCGACTCACTCGGTCAAAACCTATACGCCTGAACAAGCGGTAGCAAAAGGAATTTTCAGGCCGATCATCATTCCGGACGACTCGAAAGCTCCCCAGGAAACCAATGGTCAACCGTCTCGAGGCGACAATCTTCCTCCCTTGCTCCATGCTCGGGATGCTTCTCCAGGTGAAGCCAAAAGACTCGCCGCTCAAGGAGTCGTTCGTGTGGAAGTTCCCGTCGAGGTTGCTCAGAAAACGGCTCCAACCAATCCTGTCGGAGAGGAAGAAGAGCATGAATCAGACATTCCTGGCGCGGACTCAACAGGGAACCTTGACCTTGCTGAACACCTGAACAAACTCAAAGCCCAGATGGCAGAAACCGCAGCCCCTGCGGCGCCGACGCCGCCTCCTGTTCCTACGGCTGCGCCGATTCCTCCAAAACCCGTTGCCCCGGCCAAACCGGCAACTCCAGCCACCCCCGTCAAACCGGATCCCTATGTCTGTGCGGCAGATGGCAAGTCGTTCAAGAGAAAAGGTTATCTTTTGAACTACGTCAAAAAGCATTTCCCAGACCGAGAGAAAGAGCTCATGGCTCCTTACGCCGAAGCTCCCGATGATCCGGCAACCTGACCCGGTCGCGAAGTAATTAGCTCATGGCACTGCCAGCGACTACTTCGGCAAGATCTCCTGACACACTTCCACTGGTCGGCTACACGCACGACCAGTTGGCGGCTTATATTTTTCGCCAATTAGGCGGCCCAGTTTGGGACATTGAGCTGACGCAGCAGCACGTTCTTGACGCGATTCAAGACGCGAACGCGATGTATTCGCAATGGCGTCCAAACCTGAAGTATCAAGCCCTCAAGCTGATCAACAGCCAACACATTTATTTGAAAGGAATTGACCTGGGTTTTGGCGGCTATCCAGGTCTTGGCGTGGTCCAATGCACGTTCGTTGAACCAAATCCAGTACCAACTGAAATTTTCTACGGCAACTTGATCGATCCAGCTCCTCTCTTCAGAACCGGTGTGGACGAGTACGACACATTCCTCCGTTGGAGAAAGACGTGGGCTCGAGTCACATCAGTCCAACCTGATTGGTTGTGGGACGAGATGAACCAGCAGCTTCTGATTCACAATCCAGTTGCTCGATACCATTGCGGCGTGTTGATCTACACAATGTGGCCTCTTGAACGCCTCAACGTTTACGGAGCCGAATGGGTGAAAAAGTACTCTTTGGCAAGAGCCAAGCTGACATACGGCGAAATTTTGGCGAAATTTAGTGGAGCTCTTCCTGGTCCGGTCAAGGACCTTCAACTCGATACACAAAAAAGAGAAAAAGCTGAAGCTGAGATCGAAAAATTGGAAGCTACTCTGAAGGCTGCTCAGGAAACGACCCCTCTTTCGATCGATTAATCCATGTATCTTAAGCATGAACCTGCTTAAGAAATTCGTTTTCTGTGTATTCCTCCTCACGGCTTTCGTGGCTCTCGAAGCTCAAGCCGCTGCTCCTGACGTTACTGCGTCAGTTCAGGTCGGCAAAAAGGTCACGTTCAGCTTCGTTTCTGCTGATGGCACTGCACCATTCACCTATCAATGGCTGAAAAACGGTGCTAACATTAGCGGTGCGACTCAAGCAACTTTCGTGATCAGTGCGATCAGCTTGAACGACGTTGGTTCGTACACCCTCAAAGTGACCAACGCCGCCGGAAGTGCCGTGTCAAACAACGCGGTTATTACCGTGACTCAGCTCGTACCTGGAAACGTGATAATCAGCGTTTCCCCTGCGCCTTAACGTCAGCCGGTTTGTCGGCCGGTTTTTCAACTGGTTTCTCGGCTACCGGAGGTTTTTCAGGCGTGACTGGAGGCTTAGCAACAGGAGGTTCCACTGGGACCTCCTTTTTTTGTTCCTTAACCTTGGGCGCGAAGAACTTTACGCCAGTTACTGACACACCTTCGTTTTGACCGGGCCATGCAATAGCTCTTCCAACGAAGATTCCTTTGACGCCGTTCGATAGTTCGATGACGACTTCCTGGGTGGCTTTGTTGCGGGCCATTATTCGAAATTGACGACGCTGACTTTGCTGACTAAGTGGGACACGGGATGACCAACGTCCGGCTGAAGAAATGGCCACACGTTTGATGCAGCAGTCTTCCCTTGTCGGTTCACTTCAAAAAGGATTTTGCGTGGGCCGAGGAAATGAAGAACGATCGGCTGACCTTGAACCATCTCGGCAAGTGACTTGTAGTTGTCGCTCTTGAACAAACGCTCAAGATCGCTGAGATTGACGGTGACTTTGATTCGATCTTTTTCCGAGGCTTTTCTGAACGGTATACGAAGGCTCATGTTTCAGGGGTTGACTCATCGTCTTCTTCCTCTTCCTCTTCGGCGTCATCGTCGACAGGAACTTTGGGCTCATCGTCCTCCTCAGGAATCGGACCGTCGTCGTCAGGAAGAACTTCCGAACTGCCATCATACTCATCGTCGGTTAAAAAGACATGAACCTCTTGAAACGCTTCAACTCGAGCGTTCAGAGCTTTGTACTCATCCGACTGCTCGTCAATCATGGCCTTCTGAGCGGCCCAGCAACTTTCAATGCACTCCTGGACAAATTTGGTGGGATTTCGTTTAGCCATACACCCCAAATACAACGCTCATTTCTTGTTTCTCGCGTCGGACACTGCATCGAGAAACCATTTCGGAAACATGTGCTCTGCTTTTCTCATCAGAAACCAGAAATCATCATCTAAAATGTAGGTCATGCCGTAGTCCTTGACATTACGACAGATACGACCACATGTTTGGATCACGGCCTTGACAGTTTCGCAGCTGTACCAATCAGGATCGAGGTCGGCTTTTGCCTTCACTTGCCGATCCCCTAACGAAGGCCAAGGAATTTTCGGCATGATTTGCCATCTTGCCAGATCGTCTTTAAAGTCAAAACCCTCCGTCATCGAAGGAGTGATCAAAATCGATCCTTCGAAGTCTCCATGGCGGTTGAAAGCCTCTTCTCGTTGATCTGCTTTCTTTGGGAAAACCAACCGAGAAGCGTTGGGACCTTTCATCAAATGGTCGTAGATTTTTTGGCAAATGTCGTAGCTGTGCCCATGGATAATTCCACGTTCTGTGGCATGTTTGTTTACGATTTTGTCTACAGCTTTGAGGACGAGAGGCATGGTTTGCTCTTGGAATTTCTTGCCCATTGGACCGACTCCAAAGACTACCACTCGACGGTTTTCTGGAGCAAAATCGCTCTTCAGTTTGCACATCGGAGTTTGATTGTGGTCCAAACCGAGAGCTCGACAGAAGATGATCTTTTCTCCTGGGTAGGCGGAGGTGTAGATTCTCAGCGTCGCTCCTTTGTTTACCATTTCGTCCATGAATGGAGCAGCGTGCAAAGGTCGAGCGATAAATTCCGACTTATTGTCAGCGTCTTTTTCAGTCCAAAAAATCCATTGTTTAGGATTTTCCTTCGCGTCCTTGATCGCTCGGTTGGTTTTGCAGATGTGTTGATCCAGTTCAAAAACGTCCTTCGAGAACTGTTCGTCTCTTGAATCTTCCGCTAAGTCCTTAAGAGCCTCGAGCCTTGAGATGGCCTCTCGAAGGTAAACTCCACTCACCCAGTTTAGCAGCTCCTCGAGATTGTTAATGACCGGCATGGAACCAACGATGGTCGGCGCAAACTTCTCCAGCTGCGCTTCAGAAATCTTGAGATCGACGAATCGTATTACCTGTCTCTCAACATTGTGGCACTCGTCTAATGCAAGAACCTGCCTCTTCTCCAACATTCCGGCGTATCGACGCTCTGCAAAGAAGTAGGCGTAGTTCGTTACTGCAGTGGTCGAAGACAGAAATCTTCCCTTGGCTGCTTTGTAGGGGCATTCGAGCCCTTGGCATGGACATTTCTCCTTGGCTCTGGCACCAAAGCCACAATTAGAATACACATTGCACGGATATTCGACTGCCGATTTGATCGAGCAAAGACTGTTCAACCCTGGAAGTAGGATGGGTTGATCGTTTTCCAGCTGGGTTTGAAGCAGCTTTTGTGCTGTCAAATAGTAACCGCCTTTGATCCCTGGAATATCCTCTCGACTTTTGGCCCAGTTGCAAATTGCTATCAGGATTGCGCTTTTGCCCGATCCTGTCGGAGCTTGGATGATAATGTCTCGAAAACCATCATTAACCGAGCGTTCAACGAACTGCAGGCTTTTCTCCTGGCTTGATCGAATGCGGTCCAGGGGAAAGTAGTCCAGGATATTACTCATTTATTAATGTTTACAGAACACAGAAGGAGTGGCAAGATCGAATTCTTAGGTTTACAGGTTCACCAACAAGAACCGCATAGTTAAGCCAAACGCCATGTCAAAAGACCTTCTCAAATTCCTATTCGCAGAGTCATTCAAGCCGGAAGTGGACGAGGTCATCGAGGGTGTCTTCGAACAGATGGGCATGATCGAAGATTTGGAGGTTAAGAAGAAACCTCTGGAAAAAGCTCTTAAGGATCTTGGATTTGATGTCAAGGTGGAGGTTGACGAGAACGGTGCTTTTGCCCGTCTGGAAGACGGATGCAAGTACGGAGAGCTTGTTTCGAAATTGAAGCAAGCTGAAAGCATCGTGACGCTCGCCGAACTCGGCTGGGTTCCTGCCTTTGCCAACGACACAAATTCCAACGCAGATCCAGCCTGCTTCGTTATCAATTTCATCGACATCTCTGAAGTCGAGCCGTCCAATTCCGACACTGTTCCTGATTTGGAAAAGTTGGTCAAAGGAATGGTTGATGACCAGGACGAAGGTCACCCTGAAGGCATCGGTGCCGATCTCAAGGCACCGAAGACCGACGACAAAGGTGTAAAAGTGCCTGCGGCTCCGAAGGTCAAATCTGCTATCAAGGATGCTCTCGAAGAGACATCGACGTTCGAACAATCGTTCGACAACGTAATGGCGGAATTCAAAAATTTAAGTCCTGAACTTCGCGGCCTCATCGAAAAAGCGGCTGTCAACACGCTTACCGAAAGCGGTTTTGAAGACATCGGCGAATCTGACATCAACCACTCTGTTGTCCGTCTCTTCCGAGAGTACGGCAACTGGAACGAGATCGCGGAGTCAGCCGCCGTCTAATATGGATTTTCAAGGATACGAAGATTGGGGCCAATTTGAGCACCCATACGACTGCGAACTTCTTGAGGCATACTCAGGAGTTTCCGCGGTTTCCTGGTATGGCAGCATCGAACGCCAGCTCGTCGGAATGGAGTCGACCTACAAGTCTGCTCGCAACGACAACTATGCAACCAAGATCCACCAGTTTCTTCAGACGTGGAGAGACAACGAGATCACTGGTTCAATCAACCGAGAGACAATTGAAGTCCTGAAGTCGGCTACGGAACAACTGGCAGTTGATCCTTGGAGACTCGCCAACTATTTTTCCAATCTGCGAGACCAACTGCGCAAGCTTCTTGCTTCCATGGAAGAGCTTCCTCTCGGAGACATGGTTCAAGATGGTCCTCGCAAGCGTAAGTCCGCTCCTCCGAACTCGTTTGGTGCTCGAGGTGCGCCTCCTGCTCCCGGTCAACCGGCGGCCGATGGAGCCGCACCAGAAGGCGGCGCTGAAGGCGCACCTGCACCAGCTGCTCCTCCGGCACAATGAATTTGAGCATCGGCTCGTTCTAGCCGATCGTATTCAGAAGCTAGCATCCCGCCAGCTTTTCGGATGTTCGTCATGTAGTTTCCAGATGGTTTGAAACCCTCTGGTTCGAAAGGCCAAAGTGGAAGAATGATTGCTGTAGCCTCTTCGATGGTGTGTTTCTTTTGAAGTAAAACGTTCACCATGACATAGCAGTTCGCACCTTCGGCGATTTCGCCATGAACGTGCAGATCGTCATGACCAGGAGTCCAGCCATGTTCAATTTGACGTTTCTGTTCCTGTTCGAAAATTTGGATGCCGCTCATGGCATCAAAGAATGCCCAAAACTCAGCCTAGTCTCTGGGCTGCAGGTTTCAATGGAGAAAGATCGGATTTATCTGTCCAGTCTCTTGCCGACTTCGTGAGACGAATGAGCTCCGCGGTATGAGTTCCTTTAATTTCGCCTGCAACGTTCCAGAACCAAGCTCCTTCTGAGGCGCCGTGCGTGTGCATAAATTCCCAGGCTTTTGCGTCGTAAGACCGAATGCAAGGAAATGTCGGCTCAATGTCGCTCGGGTCGGTGAAAGCTTTTGGATGACTGAGAACCGTCGCTCGACCAGATTCTCCGGCTTTCATGTTCCTCGCAACAGCAACGCCGAAAAACTTGGCGTTCGGCCAACCGACTTGGAGACCTCGACTCAGCACTCCAGTTGATAGCGCAGACCAAACCTCTTTTGGTTCTCCGTGAGTCTTAGTGATCCGATCGCAGACATTGACAATCGCCGCTGTGACCAAAGGATGTTTGAGTCCGAGTGGAATGAACATGCCACCGGTCTCAACTGCAAACTGTTTGGCGTAGCCGTTCAACACTGGCATGGCCGCTATTCGAACGAATCTTAGCTGAGCTCCGAGTTCAAGAGCGAGAGCCTGATGCTCAGATATTTCTTTTGAAGCAGGAGCAAAGAGAGTCAATTTCTTGCCGTACTTTTTGCAGATGCGAGCCAAAGAAATTCCAGCGTACCCGACTCGAGGAGCGACGTAGACGAAGTGGTCTGCCGATTGTTTTTGAACGAACAAGTCGGCAAATCGGCCTTTACTTCCGACCTCGATCAAATCATCTCGAACGACGTTGAATCCATTGCACTTCTGAATCGTGGGTTCTCCAAACGGATCAACCCATCCTTCAGCGAGAAGGAGATAGTCTTCTCGTGTTGTCCCTTGAAGATCTTTGTTGATTCCGTCGATAACGTGTGTGTCGTGACTCATGCTGGTTGACCTTCAAGAATCCACTTCTGGCGACCTTTTGGATGATTTTTCACAAGACTGTTGTGGAAGACCTTTCTCGGATCGAGATGACGATAGCTTCCCAGCTTGTTGTCGGGAATGTGGTTTTCGATGTATCGAATGTAGTCGCATGCGACGTCTTCCACGTCGTATGGCCGAGCAGTTTGGCTTGACAGAATGCCTTGTACGTTTCGGCATACTCGAGGAAGAATGTCAGGGGTTGGTTGACCGAGAGCTTTTCGATCTTCCACGAATTGAAGCATGAAGGGTTCCACGTCCGCACACATCGATTCCATGATAAGGTCGTATCCTACTTCCCTTTTGCCGTCAATTTCTCCGACTAACTCAAGACACTCTTGACAGTTTTTGCCATAATAGCAATGAGACGCTGGGTTGATCAAATAAGGAAAATACTCAGCCGTATCCATTACAAAGGCGGTAAGCACGAACGCATACCTCTTCAATCCCATCGAACTTTGAAGATCCAAAACGTAGTCAACTCCATCTCGAATTCCTAGGTGATGACCAGGAGGAGCGTTTTCTAGGTATTTAGCGTACGAGATGGCGATCTTGTCTGCGTGTTCGCAGAGATATTCGATGCCGCCTCGGGTGTAGGGAGGATTCGGTTTGTTAAACGGAGGAATTTGGTTACCGATCGAAGTGAAGATGGCTTTATTTTCTCGGTCCCACTTGCGAACGACTTCCTTAGCTAAGTCGAACCCTCCGAGTTCGAGAGCGTCTGCGAGTTCGAAGACGATGGTGTTTCGGTAACCATGGTCTTTCTCAAACGAAGCGCCTGAGCCAGTAATTCGATGAACCAGGTGTATGAATTGCCACTGGGCGTGGTCAAAGCTGTAGGCTTTCTTTGTTCGAGCTTCTCGGTATTTGATCGGTTCGGGTCCATAGTGAAGGTCTTCCAGTACTTTGGAGAAACCAGCATACCGACGATTGACCGTGTCGTAGATCGTCACGGCGTTCATCAGGTCATCATCGATCGGTTCAAACGAAAGACCGAGATTTCGGCGCTGAAGCTGGATAGCTTTTTTGTAGTACTCGATAAAATCGGCGTAGTACTGAGTTTTTCCAAAAACAGTCTGCGAAGGAGCCCGAACGACTTTCGGTTTCGGCACTTTCGGCACCTCATCCCCTTCAGGTTCTTCGTCTTCTGCATCAGGCACGTTGACTCGAACCGGTCTCACTTCCGGATAGAAATTGATCAAAGTCGTGTCGAGATTGTATCGGTACCACTCAGGAGAAAGATGAACTGACTTTGGACGTTCCATGACGTCGAAGCTGAGCTTCCCGTTGTCTAACAGGCAGTCAGGCCACGTCCAGACGCTAATTCCAGCCTCGCCATCGAGTTGTTTGAGTCCTGCATTGAAGAGTGTTCGAATCTTTTCTCGTTCGGCCCAGGTGCCATAAAACGGCTGTCCCTTGTAGTACCCAGTTTTGGGTAGTTTCCGACTTTCATCTTCGATTGGAAGCAGAGAAATAATTTCAACCTTGATTCCAAGATCTCTTAAATCTTTCGCTTGGCGGATGTACCGAGCAACCAACTGGTCGGTCGACTCCATTGGATTAATTTGGCGATGAAGGTGGAAGCGAAGATCGATGTTACCGAAGTAAATCGTGATGATCTTGTAGTCCTGAGGATTGACGATAAATTCTTTCAATCCTGTGTTCAGCACACCGAAGAGAGTTTTGCCGTCATGACGGCGAATTTCAGCGTCGGGA